TCCCAACTGGTTGGTACTTTTAATGTTATCTCTTGTTTCATATTATTATTTTATCTTTATAATCGTCATCTAATGTATTAACTGATAGCCAATAGTTTAATTTAAACCATTTTATATCATTATGTTCAAATATCTTTTTGCAATTGAATGAAGTTTTCTTATTCAATCCTAATTCAAATAATCTATTTGTAAAAGCTCTTTCTGGATATGGTACACTATTCCAATTATCAAATGAGAATAATTCTATCATCTCATCAACATCGCCTTCCATAAAGAAATCAGTCACATACCCATCTCCATGCCAAGCATAAAAGTTAATAGAATCTTTATCAAATGTTTCTAAAAACTCTTTTGGTTTAGGGCAATAGAAATCACTTCTCCATTTTAAAACCCTTTTAAATCCCATTTCTTTTGCTTTTAGAAATCCGTTCAATGAAGAAACTCTTTGAAGGTTTAAATTCATAACACCAGCTTCAGGTATCGGATTATATAAAACCAAATCCCACTCATCAAATAAATTTCTATCAGTTCCTTCCCAAGTAGAATATATGGTATGGTAACCTTTAAATCCTTCTTTAATCATTGGTAGCCATTCAGGATTTATATTTCCTTGAACTATTATACAAATATCTTTATTCATATTATGATTTATTTGATTTTTCTATTTTACTTACCCTACCTTCAGGCACTGCCCATTGTTCTGGGTTTGTTAGTTCTCCTACCATAGTAAACTCTGCATTTTGTACAGGCACATTCGTAATATCGATTGTGTTAATCTGCTTTTCTAATACTGTCCTCAACTTATTTGTAGCAGAGTTTCTTTGTTGTACTGTTGCAGCTAGATAAGCTTTAGATGCTTTTAGTTCTTCCATTATCTTCGCATTCTCCGTTTCCAAATGATTGATGTATGCTGCCATCTCCATAACTTGTTCTTCACCTATTAGGGCTTCACCTATTTTAAGGTATTGTTTATCTTCCATATATTTTTTTATTTATAGCATTTTGTTTCCACATCTTATGATAATCAAAGTTTACTTGCTCCCATTCTTCTAAAGCATCATACATAGATTTTATTCTATCATCATCAGGAGTTTTATTCCATAGGATTATTATATCCCAAAACTCTTTACTAAACTTTCTTGTTACAAATTTCATATATTTTGTTTTAACGTACTCTAATTACATACTTTCCTTTCGCTGTTGCCACTTGCGATAATCTCATCATTGCTGCATATCGGGCTGCATCAATAAGGTGATTGTTGAAATCCACAGGCCTATCCTGCTGTCTTCCAAATCTATCCGTTTCCCATTCGTATCCATAGAACTCATTTACTAAGTTCTGACATGCTTTGGGAATGTTTATAGAATAGTTTTGTAGTACCTGAATACCAAAGTTAATACTATCCTTTCCTTTTATTACAGGTCTTATATTGAATCCAATACGATATAGTTCTTCTATCAGACGGGGTTCTGCTGAATCAGCAAAAATCTCCCAACGATTATCTCCAACAATGTTTCGTAGTTTATTAGCTATGTCTTGAGTAACCATACCTTTTTCATAGCAATTCTCTACAAGGTATATTTCTCTATCTTTACGGAATAAACTAACAATAGCAGTTTCATCCGAGCTGTATCCGAAGTCTAACCCGATACAAACAAATTCTGCATCATCAGGTACCCAATCTATTAAATTAAATTGGAATACTGCTTTATCATTTTGTACGAACTCACCTAATCCATATACTTTCCATGCTTTTGGATTTGTTCTTTCCAAAGCCTTAATACTATTTACTACTTCCTTTTCCAAATATGGATTGTTACGGAAAGTGGTAAAGAATTGTGTAGCTTCTTCTATACCTCTAATCCAGTGATGTGGACTGATTGTGGGATTCAAACTTAATATAATGGGACCTGTACAACGTATTCTTAGCTGAAACCAACTCTCCTCATCTATCTCATTTGCTTCTTCCAGCCATAAGATACTACTCTTTAGACCTCTTAATTTCTCTGGATTATCCGTTGATATGAATGATATTGTAGAGCCTGTATAGAATGAATATATCCTATCTGTTTGGTTGAAATCGTTTGAGTTCCATAATTCCAAACCAGTCATTATATCTTCATAGTCTTTAATTATCGTTCTTTTGAGTGACGGAATTGTCTTTCTTACTATTACTACATCCTCTTTACCTTCCAAGCATTTCACAATAACCCATTGAAGTAAAGCGTATGACTTGCCTGAACGAGTTCCTCCGTAATGTATTGTAGTACGGGTTGGCGAATCATTTTGGTTTTGATACGTTACCGTTGTATTAATTTCCAGATTCATCTATGCTCTTTTGTGTTATGTTTACTGAAATCTGCTGTATCTTTTGTTCTACTTCAGCTTTCATTTCAGTTCTACTCAATTTAGGTAAAGTAAATTCCATTAATTTAAGTGCTAACTCAATAGCTCTTTCAGGATCTTTCTTCTTAATCTTTTCTAAATCGGTTGATAGAGTATTCAGCGTATTATCTATTGCTCGGGCTATTGTCAACTTCATCATTTCAGTTGAACGATTCACTGCTCCCTTTGGTCTTCCCTTACTTAATTTATTTCCTTTTTCAAATGCCATTGTTATTTGGTGTTATTTAAACATATATACATATATAACAACTACATCCACCTTTGTATTTATCGTTGGACCTTGCCACCTTAAAATCGATTTTAGAATGGGTTATCTAAGTTATCCTTTAAGTGTTTCTTTACCTTCTTACAATTAAGGTAGACTGTTGATTTGGATAGCTTTAACTCTGATGCTAATTTCTCAAATGTCATTTCTGAATCGAATGCGTACATCTGATATATTTTGGATGGTGCCCATAAACGGGTTCTTTCTAATCGTTTAAGTTCATCTACCATTTGGTTGTATGTGTTATCCATTTTCTCATCCGCATCTATATCGTATTCCGTTTCTACTTCATCGTATGTATCGGATAGTTCTACGTTTCTTTTGCCGGCTTTAATCTTATTATAGAATCTACTGCTAATAAAAGCATGGCAGTACATGAGGTTGAATGAATCTAAATACCAAATAGCAGGATTACATTTCTCCGCAAGATATAGGTATAACTCACCAACGAGCTCATCAGCTACTTCCTTATCCTTCGATAGATTGAAAGCAACTGCTGTTAGCCAATTGTGTGATTTCCTATATAGGACATCTAATCTTTTATTATTTTCTATTTGGATTTTATTCACCTTTTTCTTTCACAAATTTTCTTAAGGTCTCAACACAAGCACCCCAATGCTTAGCTGATGATTTACAACTACAAGGTTGATTTACTCTTTCACCTCTTATAGTATTACACCAACTCCAAAACCCTCCCATAAGATGTTCTGGAAGGTAATTCTTAACACCTTCTAATTGAGCTTTTAATTGTTGAAACTGCTCTAAGTTTAGTGGAGCGTATTTGCTCTCTGCTACGTTTGGTTTTAATTCTTCTGCCATATATTATAATTTTATTCCTTCTTTACATCCGCATAGTTCATTCAAATAGATTCTTCTGGCTTCACAACCACAATCATCTGAATTAAAGAATCGTTTAGCTATCCATCCTGCTAAATCTTTCCCATGTCCAAGTGTGATTACATTGATTAAACCATCTACTATATTCCCAAGCTTTATTATGCACATAATCTTTCTTTTTTTCTTTTATAAGCTGATAACATATTCTCTTTATGATTTAGAGCTCTTAGGTTTGTTACATTATTATTATGTTTGTTACCATCAATGTGGTCAATCTCTAATCCTTTTCCGATTTTACCAACAAAGGCTTCATATACTAATCTATGCGCCCTTCTCCATAATCTTACCTTATCTTTACCTGTACCTACGAATAGTCCGTAGTATAAATATCCGCTTGGATGAGTGCGTGGTTTAACCAGTCTTAAATCACCATTAAGATTGTACCTATATGATACTTTTGTTGAGAATACTCTACCATCATCGCAAATGTGGTAATCAGGCAATCCTTTAATAGGTCTCATTGCTACTTCTGTTTTAATTTGTTTCATAGTTTTAAATTTTAAAGCATAAAAAAGCCAGCACTGAAATGAGGCAGTGCTGGCAAAATATAAGGTAAACTAGCAGCGGAATAAATAAAATGGCGTTTCAATAAAAGACCGCTGCAGTTATAAATATAACAATTGATTTGATTTTTGTTTACCTTAGTTCTTTTGTACATCGTTTACGTTAATAATTTGTGTGTTTTGTTTTGCAGTTGCTGCATCTATTAGTGCTTGCATGTCCATGTGTTCTAATACGAATAACATCTCCTCATGAGTTATTTCTGATGTAGATTTCTTTAATAATCTTTCTAGCTTCTCTTTGTTACTTTCTTGCATTTTGTTTTAGTTTTACTTTATCAATTATAATTTCTCTATCGATTGGGTCAAGCTCTATTGTTTGTAGTTCCTTCTGAATGTGTTGAGTTCCTTTAATAGTAGCTGTGAATTCTTTCATATCTTCTTCCAGCCTTCTTTTAGATTGTGAATACTGCCAAGCTTCTATTACTGCTTTCTCATCTATACCTTTGAACTTTGGCATCTCTAATGTATCGTCTAACCATTGATTAAGGTCATTAACTATTTCCTTTACATCTTCTCTATTTAGTTCTGTAGTAATAGAAAGTAATATACTTTTGTTATCTTTTTGTATTTGTATCATTTTTTAATAATTTATATTTTTCTTTCAACCTTTGTTCTAGCTTCTTTTGTTCTTCCAATTTAGAAGCGTACACTACATTTCTTGTATCTGAATAACTCTTTACCTTTGGATGCATAACTTATCTTTTTAATATATCTTCAAACATTTTATCAAATTCTTCTTCCGTAACAGGTCCGCACATTTTCTTTGGCTGTAATACTTCTACACTTTGACTTACAGGTGCTTCAGCTTCTATTGGTTCGCTGAATAGGGATTGGTACTTTGTGTATAATTCTTCTTTACTCATAACTTATTTTTAGTTCATGTATTCTGAAAACATTTCATCAAACTCTTGTTCTTTTTCTTTAATCTTTTCTTGTTCTTTCTCTTTTACTATTTCTTTAATCTTGTCTTGTTCTTTAGCTTTATCTTTAACTTGTTCTTGTTCTTGTTCCTTGGGGGTATTGATAGGGTATCCATAGGGTATAGATAGAGTAGCGATACCCTTAACATCTTTAATTAAATCTAATGCATTTAGAGTTTTAATTGCTGAAAGAACTGCTTTATTTTTACTTTCTAAAAAATTATCGCCATACTGAATAGTACAAAACTTATTAACTATCCATTTTTCATTAGTAATTTTAGTAAGCTTTCCAGAGAATGTTTGTATTAAATCTTGTTCTGTTATATTAGTATTACAGAAGAAATTAAGATTTTTAATATTGCTTAACCATATTCCAGCATTATCACAGCT